CCTCTGCACCAGCCGGTCAAACAACCCGGTGACAGTTTCCATCGAGTCAATCAGCACGCTCGCGCCGAACATCGCCTGCTGCGACTGCAGGTAGTCCGCCACGGCCTGCAGGCTGGCGGTGTCAATCATCGCCGCCGGCAGCGCCAGGCAGTTTTCATCCGTCAAAATTTCCGCCGCGACGGCCGCGAGGTTGGCCTGGCCGTCGGTGATGCCGGCGGCCGCGCCAGTGACGAGCGCCTGGCTGGGCGCGCGGCGCACGACGATCTCAAGGTTCGGCCCGGACTGCACCTGCTGGCCGAGCAGGAAATCGCGCACCACGACATAGACCAGCCCCTGATAGTCGGGATGCTGGTCGCCATAGCCCAGCCGGCCCTTCACGCCGCCGTCGTTGTTCAGCGTGGTCAGCAGCGAGTCCACCGTCTGCGCGTTCGTGCCCCAATAAAAACGGAGCACGCCATAATAGGTGCCGTCGCTGGCGGTGATGGAAAAGTCGTCAAACATCTCCGCGCTGCGCGTGAAGACATATTCCGTCCAGCCCTCGTTCACCCAGCCGGGCGTGCTGGCGTCCGTGCCGGGCGCGTTGTTGTTGGCCGCGACGTGGGTGCTGGTGCATTTCCAGGTCTGCGCGTCGAAGACGTAGAGCGTGCCGGTGGTGCAGGTGGCGCCCACCGCCCAGGCCGTGCCCTTGGGCCAGACCTCCGCGCCGTCAATGATGATGGCGACGAGGTCCTCGCCGGGCCCGATGCACACCGCGCCGGCCATGGTGCCAAAGTAGTCATACGTCTGGCCCATGCCGCCGGATTTGCCGCCGCCGCCCATATTATTTCTTTCCTTGCATTTGGTTGGGCGCCGGCGCGCTGCGCAGGTTGTAGATCGGCGTGAGCCATTTCACCGCGAGCTTGCGCGTGCCGGCGACGTAGGCCACCGGCAGCGCCTGCTGCTGGTTGGCGGTCATCTGGTCCTGGATGCCGAACGCCTTGGCCGTCGGCGAACTGGAGGAATTGCCCATCATAGCATTGGCCTCCAGATTTTTTTGATGCGCTGGAGATAGCTCGCGTCGCGCACATTGCTCAACACCACGCCGTGGCCGCGCAGGCAGTGGATGAATTTTCCGTCCACGCCCAGCACGATGCCGCAGTGGTGGACGCAGCCGCCGATCTGGATGCCCAGCAAATCTCCGGGCGCAGCCTCGCCGGCGAGCAGGGAAACAAACTGCGGCCAGCCGGCCACGGCCTTTTCGAGCAGGCTGTCGGTCTGCGCGCGGCTCCAGTCCATCGGCGCTGCCGGGATGGTGCAGCCGGCCGGCAGCACGCCCAGTTCCTGGTAGATCGTGCCGGTGAGCATCTGGCAGCTCACGCCCCGTCCCTTGACGGCCGCGTTGGGCATGAACGGCGTGTCCAGCCATTCCAGCGCGTGGAACTGCAGCCGCGCGATTTTTTCCGGGTTGTTGAAAAATGGTTTCATGGCTGCCACTGGCTGGAGAGGACCGGCACCACGCCGGCCTGGTTGGTGAACAGGACGATGTTGTTGGACGCCGTGCGCAGATACACGGACTCGTAGTTTGTCCCCTGCGCGTTGACCGCGCCGCAGTATTGCCGCGCGCCGGTCGTGAGATTGGTCAGGAGCGCCGAGCTGGTGTTTGTGTAGATCACGTTCAGCGTCAACCAGCCGGGGATCGGCGGCGACGTGTAGTTCACGCCGCTCGTGAGCGGGTTGGCTGTGCGCGCGTTCGGCGGATTGTTCCCGATCCACGCGACCAGGTTGCTGGCGGTGATCTGGCTGTTGGTCGGGGCGCCAAACTGGTTGGTGGTGAGCGCGCCGAACAGGAACGTGTCGCCCGGCAGCGGCGTGCCGACGGGATAGTTCGTCCAGTTGACCGCGCCGGCGAGCGACGCGAGCGAAAGCACGGCCGCAACCAGGATTTTTTTCAGGATGTTTTTGTTTTTCATAATTGGGTGCAGCGTCACGCTGCTATTTTTTGCCGCCGCCGGACGGCTGGGTGATGCGCAGGACGGTCGGGTTGCCGACCGGCATGAAGGGAAAGCCGCCGAAGCGCTTTTGATAATTGTTGAACTTGGTGCGCGCGGTCGCGGCCTGGCCGTCATAGCCGGGATAGAGCTTGACGGTGTCGCCGGCCGTGGGCGCGGCGGCCAGCGCGCCGGCGAGAGACAGCGTGACCTGGCCGGCGACGATCGCCAGGCTGTCGCCGATCATCCGCACCTGCTGCGCGCCGGAGCCGGCGGCGGTGATGATGAGGTAGCCGGCCGCAAAATAATGCGCCGCAAGTGTCGCGCCGTTGGCGCTGGTGATGGTGCCGACGATCAGCGTGCACGTCGGCGCGTCATAGCTCACCACCACGGCGTTCCACAGCCAGTCCGCCGGCGCCAGCCCGTTGGCCGTCTCGAACAGGCACCAGTTGTCTGTCACCTGGTATTGCCGGCGCGGGATCTGCCGGTCGAAGATGTGCGAGAGCGTCTGGCATTCGGCGGTGATGAACGGCGGCTCCAGCTTCGCGCCGCCGACCTCGCCATAAAAATAGCAGCGCAGGTTGGACACGGTGCTGGCGGCCGCGTTGATGTCGCCCTCGAAAATCTGGAGCATCAGCGGCCACTCCAGCGTGAGCGGGAAAAGGAGCGAGAGCGGGTTGCCGGCGAAGTTGCGGCTCTTGAGCGTGGTCGCGTTGCGCTTGAGGTCGGCCGTGTCCGTGATGTTGTCAAACTCCATCGGCGCAGAGAGCCAGGTGTTCACGCCGTCGGACAGGTCGCGCTCGTAGCCGCAGAAATACCAGGTCGTCACGCCGCTCGGCGTCGTCATGGTGAACTGGAAGAAGCTGGCCGTGGGCGGCAGCGCGCCCATCGTCGTGCCGTAGGTCTCGCCGGCCACGGCGTTCGTCTCCCAGGGCAGCTCCTTAAATTGGATCCGGCAGGTGGCCAATATCGGGGAGACAAATTTCAGCGTCAGCTTCAGCAGGTCAAACCGCGCGAGCACCAGCGATTCAATGGTCGTTAAGCCGACGTTAAATGCCGTGCCGGGCGCGGCCGCGAGCGTCCACACATTGCCCGCCACGCTGCTGACGGCCAATGGAACGCGGTTGATGCCGTCGCCCACTAATATATATGCGTTGGTCCCCAGCGCCGCGACGTTGTCCACAGTCATGGTGCCGTCCGCCGCGCCGAGGTTCACGGCCAGGTTCGCCTCGGTGAGCGCCGCGCCGAGCCAGAAATTATTCTGCTCGCCGCCCATGGTGGTGAAGAACGCGAGCAGATTAAACGGGTCGCTGTTGCGCAGGGTGAACGACTGCTTGGCGGTGCGGCGGCCGCGCTGCGCGTAGTAGGCCGTGGCCAGCGTGCGCAGGTTGCCGAGCGGCTGCCTCGTAATGTCCTGCTCGCTGTCTCCCGAATTGGGCGGCGTGGACCAGTCGGGCACGAACGGGAACAGCGGCCGCATCCCGCCGGCCGCCACCAGCCCGTCAGGCGCGGCGAACGCCGCCGGCGTGAGCGGATAATTTCCATTCTCGGAAAATTTGTAGTCCACCGCCAGCACGCCGCCGGCCAGCATCTGCGGATTGGGATTCTCAAGGAGGATGCCCACCATCAATGGATAGGCGAACAGCGCGAAAGGCAGCGCGGAGGAAGGCTGCACGGAATTAAAACTGCCGTCCGCATTGAATGTGGCGTAGAACGCGGCTGTCACCGGCGGCGTGACGCCGGCGATGAACCCAGCCGGCCAGAACGGGCACAAAACATTTTGCGCGGCCAGCGCCTGCAGGGAATTACGCAAGGTGGTGATGGCCGGCAGCGACGTGAGCACGGCCGAGTAATTCAACTTGAGCCGCAGCGTGTCGCCCGTCGCCCGGCGGGTCTCGCGGCCCGTCAAGCCGCGCTCGTAGCTCGCCGGGATCGCCGCCTCGATGCTGACGGCCGCCGACCAGTCCGGCTGGTCGTCCAGCAGATAGGCGGTGGCAGCGTTGAAAGTGACCGGGATCATTTTCGATTTACGATTTCCAACAGCAGCTCGCGGTTGAACTTCCACACCGGCGGCGCCGGCGGCGCGGCATACGCCCGCAGCGGCACGCAGCGCAGTTTGTTCGCGGCCGGCCGGAGCGTGGCGTTTTCCGAAAGTTCGCGCACGATCGCGAGGGTGGATTCAAAATCAGTTTTCATGGTGGCACTGACGCAGTCAGCGGAATTTGTGGATGTGGCGGCCCATCACGTCCACGACCCATTTCTCATGGTCATCGTTTTTCTGGAGGTGGTCGGCCATCTGGCGCGGGTCGGTGAACGAATAGACGGAGACCGCCTTGCCACTGCCGCCGCCGCCCGGCGCCGCCCCTGCGGAAGCCGTGCCGCCGTGGTGCAGCGCGGCCAGCGTGCCCATGCCGATGCGGTCCACCGCCGACGCCGGCATGACGTATTCGCCGCGATGGACGATGCCGGCCGGCTCATTGACGCCGCCGTCGCCGGTGTAGCCGCCGGCGGCAAAACCGCCGCACGCCGCGAGCACAGCGGCGATGATGGCCGCCATGGCAGCGACCGCCAAGATCGGGCCAATATAAGGAATTGACGACTGCGATTCGGCAGCGCCGGCACCGGCTGCGACAGCGTGTGCCGCCACTCGAATTCCAACACCAGTCGTGGTCGCTGTGGTCGCTATGGTTTCGCCTTGCATGTGAAACATGGTGCGGATAGCAACGCCGATATTATGGGCGGTCGTTTCAATCGTTCTCCACAGCGTGCGGATGCCGGTGCCGATCATTGTAAAAATGGATTTTTGTCCCTCGCCGGCCGCGTGGACGCCCACCTGCGTGCCGGTCATGGCCGTGTCGTGCGCGGCCTCACCAGTGCGGATGATGATGCGCTGCGCCGCACCGGTGCCGGTGATGGTGACAATGGTGGCCTGGCTCGCCGCCGCCTTGGCCGCCTCGCCGACATGGAAGATCGAGCTGATGGCCGCCATGATGGTGTGCTGCAGCGCCCACTGCACCGCCATGTGGACCATCTGGTTGACGACCTCCGTGATGATGGAATTGTAGATGCTCCGCAGCGCCTGGCCCCACGTCTCCGTGCCCAGCACCAGGCCGGAGATGTTCTGGCTGATGCTGTTGGTGGCCGTGGTCCACACGGCCGCGAACGCCTGCGCCGACTGCTGCGCGAGCGTGCCGATGTTCTGCAGCCGCACGATGGTCTGGCCGAGCTGGTAGTTGAAGCTGTCCGCGTTCTTCGCCTCGTCGAGCTGGTGCTGCAGGTCCACCTGCTGGCCCATGAGCTGGTTGATTTTCTGCATCGCCTCCAGCTTGGCGGTCTCATCTTTGGTGCTGTTGGCGGCGTCGGCCAGGCTCGACATGCTCTGGTCGTTTTGCGACATGAGCGACTGGATCGGCCCGATGGACGACTGGCCCTTCTCGTAGTTATTGAGGAACGGATTGTCCTTGATGCTTTTTAATTTCGCCTCCGTCTGGCTGCGCGCGATTTCCTGCTGCAGCACGAGCTGGTGTTCCAGCTCCCGGTTCTTTTCCGCCAGCGCCTTCTCCTCCTCCTTGTGGCCGGCCACGCGCTTCTTTTCCTCCTCGATGACAAACTCGGTCAGCGCCTCCTCGCTGACAATGCCCTCCTTCGCGGCCATGCGCATCTTGTCCACGCGATAGTTGAAGACGTCGTCCGCCGACATTTTTTCACCGGCCGCCAGCCGCTGCTCGTGGAAGAACAGCTCGTCGTCAATCTCCTTGAGGAGCTGCGCCTTGTTGTCGGCCTGCTGCGACGCGGTGATCGCGTCGCCCTTGGCCTTCAGCTCGTCACGGGCGAGCTGCTCGGCGGCGGCGCGGTCGTTTGCCGCCATCTTGCTGGCGTCGGCCGCCTGCGCGATCTCCGCCATGCGCTTCTGGAAATTCTGCTCGGCCTTGTCACGCTCCTGGTCGAAGCGGCCCATCACGGCCACGCGCATCTCGCCCTCCAGCTTCAGCAGCTTTTCATATTCGGAAATCTGGCCGGCCGAGACGCCGAGCGACGCCATGCGCGCCTGCGCGGCCGCGAGCGCCGACTCCGTGCCGAGCATGAGCAGCTTCTCGACATAGGCAAAGTCGGCGGCGGACACCATCCCCTTGTCGCGCGCCGCGTTGAGCGTGGCGAGGTTGCGGCCGATCAGCCCCTGCGTCTGCGCCATCTCGCGCATCTGGGCGTCCGCCTCCGCCACGCTGGCCTTGTAGGCCTGCCACGCGGTCACGCCGGCCGGGATCAGTGCCGCGCCGATGGCGACGATCGGCAGCAGCAGCGCGGACATGGTCTCCCCGGTGAGCATGGCCAGCGTGCGCAGCCCCATCATGCCTGACCGCGCCACCAGCATTCCTTCGCCCAGCTCCCGCATGTGGCCGCCGCCGAGCAGCACCGTGGCCTCCGACAGGCCGTGGAAGGACTCGCGCAGCAGCATCGAGCTTTCGCGCATTTTTTGCAGCGCCTCGCCCGATCCTTCCGCCGCCGGCGCGAGCGACCGCAGGCCGCTGCCGGCCGACGACACAAACCGCGCGAGATCCGCCGCCGCCTGCGCGGTCTCGGCGGTCACAATGATTTTTACCGGCTCGCTCATTTGATTTTGCTTTTTAGTTCGCGGACAAAGTCCTTGAATCCGTCTTCCGTGGCCTGCCCGGCGCGGGCGGCGTAGCTGTTTTCCAGCAGGTCAATCGCCCGCTGCCGGCCCTTCGCCTCCGCCACCAGTTGCAGCCACTCCAGCGTCTGGCCGGCCACCAGCTCGCGGTCTATCTGACCGGTGGCGGCACAAATCCGGGCGACAAGGTCGGCGAGCGCAACTGGTTTTGTTTCGCCAGCCCGGTCTCCATCGCCAGCTTCACCACGTCCGCCGGCAGCGTGGCCATCGCCGCAATCATGGAAGCATTTTGTTTTTCCGCGCGTTCCATACGGCGCTGGCAGAAGGAAAAAAAACCTTTCGCGTTCACCTCCCGACCTTTGGTCAAGACTTCCTCAAAAGATTCCGGTGCCAGCCCCAGCGCCCAGATTTTATCCTTGGCGCAGAGAAAGCCGACCAGCGCCGGCTCGTCGTCCACCAGCGGGAAGCCGTTTTCATATTCGCGCACCGGGATCTGGCGGATTTTTATTTCCACGGCGGGCGGCAGCGTGCCGTCGGCGAGCGGTTCAAGGTTGACGGTGTGTTTCAGGCCGCCGTTGAGGGTGATCATTTTGTGGTCCATAAATTTTCAGGGATAGTTGGTGGTGATGAGGGTGGTGTTGGTGGTAACGATCCAGCTAAACGTGCCGGTGCCGTTCGAGACCACGCAGGTGCCATAGCCGGCGTCCCCATAGTTTCCCGCCGCGCTGGTGGAAAACATCTTCGTGGCGTAAAGCTGGTTGGAGGTGGTTTCGATCGCATACATCCCGCCGGCCGACGGGTTGTAGGAAAAGAAAATCCCGTTCGTGCCCCTGTAAGGGACGGACGTGTTGGTGGTAGAATAATAACTCCCCGCCCCGATGCTGCCGGCCAGCACCACAAAGTTCGTCGTGGAGTTGGTTGTGCCCACCGTCACCACGTTGGTGGTGACGATGCCAACGCGCTGCGCGCCGCCGGCGAAGGTGTTGCTGGCGGTGAGGCTGCCGGGCGCGTTCGTCCCAAAATAATTCGAGGCCGTCAGCCAGCCCGGCGCGTTCGTCCCAAAATAATTCGAGGCCGTCAGCCAGCCCGGCGCGTTCGTCCCAAAACGGTTGGAGGCCGTCAAGCTGCCCGGCGCGTTCGTCCCAAAATAATTCGAGGCCGTCAGCCAGCCCGGCGCGTTCGTCCCAAAACGGTTGGAGGCCGTCAAGCTGCCCGGCGCGTTCGTCCCAAAGGCGGTGTTGGCGGTGATGCTCATGGGATAGTTGGTGCCGAACTGCGCGAGGGCGGTTGCCGCCACCAGGACAGCCAGGCCGCAAAAAAATGATTTCGGGAATTTCATAAATAAATTTGCCGGCGCGCGCAGACTCCTGCCCGCGCCGGCGTGGCTTGGTTCAGGGCTTCGGTTTTTCCGTCGGTGACTGCGTCACGGCCACCGGCTTGGCGGCGGCGTCCTTCGCGGCCTGCGCGGCGGTCAGCGCCGAGAGCTTTTCCGGCGTGTGCGGCGCGGGCGGGTTCTTGTGGTCAATGGCCTCGATTGGTTTTTTGTCGAACATAATCAGTTGATGTTGATGGTTGCGGTTGACGGTCAGGATCAGATGGCGGACCCGGCCAGCGCCGAGTAGAGCCAGGTGAACTCAAACTTCGGGTTGATGATGTTGTTTTCGCCGACCGCGATGTCGGTGACATTGAGGTCCACCCACCAGTCGTCCACGATGTAGAGGCCGTTGGTGGCGTCGTAGCGCTGGCGCTTGAGCCAGCCCTTGAAGTTGGCCGCGCCGGCGAGCGGGTTGAACCCGGTGTCCGCGATCTGGATGAGCGGCGACTTGTAGAAGCCGGCCAGCGCGAGGCGGGACAGCTCGTTCATCTCCACGTTCATCACCAGCTCATGCTCGGTGCGGATGATGTCCTTGGTGGTGATGATGCCGGTGCCGGGCATCGGCGCCATGATCTTGGCCGCCTTGCTCGTGATCTTGTCCGTGGCCGGCTTCTTGACGGAGCCGAGCGCGAACGTGGTCCAGATGGGGTCGGTGGGCCCCGGCTTGGCGGCGACGGCGACCGTGCCCGCGCCAGGGATGGTGAACGCCTGGCCGGCAGGCGCGAAGTAGAGAAAATCGCCAGTGGCGATGACGGAGGGTTGTGCTTGCATAATTTTATTTCAGTTCAGTTTGCGATGTTTGTTTGTTTGTTTTGTTGCTACGGGATCGGTTCCAGCTTGGTGATGGCCTCGATGGAGAGTTCGCGCAGGTTGCGTTTCTTGTCCGGCACGAAATCATTTCTCAAGACGCGCAGCGGCAAAAAGCCGGCCACGGGGAATTGCGCAAGGAGCTGGTTCACATATTCGGAAACGTCCTTGCACTTCGGCTTCAGGCCGCCGGCGTCGCGCCAGATGATCGGCGTCTCGGCCACGGCGATCGCGAATTTCACCGTCAGCCCGGACTGCGGCGCGGTGGGCGTGCCGTTCACATAGTGCGGCTCGCCGATCAGCACCAGCATTCCAATGCTGTCAATCGCCTTGGCAATCTTCGTCGTGAGATCGTTGGTGTCCTCGGTCAGCACCGCAATGCCGGCCATCTGCGGCTTGATGGCCGGGTTGGCATTGCTCAACTTCGGGAGGCCGGCAGTGAGCCGGGTGTTCACCGCGTCGGTTAAATTGGAGAGCGCGCCCATGTCAGTTGTTCGACGCCAGGCGTCGGGTTAAAAATTGGTCCATCGCGTCGTAGGCCACCGACTGCATCTCCTCGTCGGCCGGCAGCACGGTCGGGTCGGCGTCCTGATCCACGGACGGCACGAGCCAGAACAGCACCACGTCGCCGATGATGTCCGCCTCGTTGCGCGACTTGCCTTTATTTTTTCCGGTGCGGACATGGCCGACGACCGAGGCCACCGCGCGCTTGAGCTTCAGGCCGCCGCCGCGCTTGGTCTTGAAAAATTGCAGGTTCGTAAAATCCGCCGGCACCTTGCCCACGGCGTCGGTGCCTTCCACCGGGATGGCGAGATATTTGCCGTTGATGGCGCGGATCGTCCCGCCAAACAGCCGCTGCGCCAGGCCGATCTTGTCAATGGCGATCGTGGCCTGCCCGCCGGTGGTCTCCGGGTTCTGGACGGAGCGCGCGGCGTCCGCATAAAAATGTTCGCCGCCGGCGCGATGGCGCTCCTCGTTCAGCTCCGTGAAATGTTCCACGAGCAAAAGTTTCACGGCGCGGCCGCCGGCGTCAGCCATGGGTTCTTCCACCAGCGCGGCGCGGGCGCGCGCGCCCAGCGCGGTGAGCGCCTCGGACTGCACCCTGACGATGAGCGCGCTCACGCGGCCACCTCCTCGGCGAACTTTGAAATTTTGTTGGAGAAGGATTCGATGGCAGAGACGATGTTCGCCGGCTCCGGCGCCGCCTCGCCTTTATCGAGCAGGCCAATCTCCTCGCACGTCGCGCGGGAAACATCCTTGACCCACATCCCGCTGTTGAACGCGAACGGCGGCCAGATGACATCGAGCGCGTCGTCGAACAGCTCCGACGAGCCGATCCAGTTCCAGATGTCATGGTTCTTCAGCGCGATCAGCCGCAGGGCCGGCGTGATGGTCCAGCCGGTGCCGATGGGATCGTCGGTCTGCTCGCCGGCCAGCCGCCAGCGCGCGAGCCAGTCGCGTTTCTTGGCGCGCTCCTCGAGGCGGAACAGTTCGTCGGCCGGAAAACTGTCGAGCACGCCGGCGCGCTGCGACTGGAGCCAGTTGCCCTGGCCCTGGGCGAGTTGCTTGTTCGTCTGCAGCACGAGCGACACGCGGGCGTCGCTGCCCAAATCTTTGATGGTCCCAGCATCTTCCGGCGCGGGTGCGTAGTTGACCGAGGCCAGAAAATCCTTGATGGCGCGGGCGACATACGCCGGGCTGTATTCCGTGGTGGCCGCGCCGGACACGCGCACCGGGTTGAGCAGCCCGCCGATCCGGTCCTGGTAAAGTTTCAGCAGGTATTCATCCGTGGTCTGCGCGGAGAAAAACGACTGGTTCTTCAGCGCGGCATCGAGCGCGCGGATGTCCGCGCTGGTCATGTAATCGGCCAGCAGGTTTTTTTCCGCGAGCGCCTTGACAGCCTCGGAGAAGGGCATGGGTTCGACGGCGATCATATCAGCCCCCCCATTTTCTTGGCCGTCGCCCGGCGTTCGTCGGCGCGCGACTGCACCGGGTTGCTGCTCTGCATCACCGAGCCGGAAGCAATCGGATTGTCCGGCGCGTCCACCATGTCAATGCCGCTGGCGATCCGGTCGAGGTCGCGCTGGCGGCTCTTCAGGCTTTCTGCCTCCGCCGGCGACAGGTCCATTTCCAGGGCCACCTTCAGCCGGCAGAAAATAATATCCACCGCGAGGGGTTTCAGGCCGCCGGGGATTCTGGCCACATCCGCGTCGAGCTGGTTCGCGCTCGCCACCTTGCGGCGGATCTCCAGCGTCACGTCCGCAATCACGCCAGCCACGCGGCCGGTCTGGCCGGGCGCCAGCGCCGTGGTGTCGGCGGCGGTGATCAGCGGGGCGACCTTTGAGTTGTAAAGGTCGGCAATCGTGATGGCGATCCAGCGTGGCATTTTATTTCAAAGGTTGCCGGCGGCGCGGGTCGTGCGGCGCGCCGCCGGCGATTGGTTACGGCGTGACGCTGATGAACGTGTTGGTCGGGTCGAGCCACACGGTGCTGGCGTGCGCGTTGGCCACGCCGGAGATCCGGCAGAGCGCCTCGTTGTCCAGCGTCGTCGGCGGCACCAAGGTGTCGCCATAGACGATGGTGGTCCCGTTCATGGCCACCGTGGGCGCGGAACCGCCGACCGTGCTCCAGTTGGTGCGCGTGACGCCGGCGCTGGTGTAGGGCGTCGCCGTCTGGAACGTGAACGTGAGGTTGTCCGTGCCGGCGTTGGTGCCCCAGAACGAGCTGTGCAGCGCGAACCCACGCCCGCGCCAGATGGGAAAGCTGGGCGTGTAGAGGTTCGTGGAACCGCTGCCAGGGATGGCCACCGCGCCGCCCGCGATGCTGAACAGCGAGTTGGTGAGCGGATAGGTTTTCGGGGCCACGGCTTGGGCGCTGCAGAGGAGCGGCAGCGCGGCGGCGGCGAGGATGCAGAATAATTTTTTCATGGTCGTTTTAATTTAATAATTTGTGGGGCGCGGCGAAGGCCGCCGCGCCCCGATGTTTTTTACTGGTTGGCGATGGTGAGCTGGCGGATGCCGCCGGCGTAGGTGATGACAATCTTCTCGTAGAACTCGACCGTGATGGCGACGAGCTTGGAGCTGATCTGCTGGACATACACCCGGAACAGGCCGCCGCCCTGCTCGCCGTCGAAGGTCGAGACAAAGCGCTTGATGTTGGACGGGTCTTCCGTGTCCACGTTGTCCTGCGCGTAGAAGGAATAAACCTTCGCGCCCAGGATTTCCGATTTGGCGGTCGCGCCGGACTGGTAGCGTTCGCGGCTGACATAGACCTTGTCCACGCCGAGCGCGGCGGCCAGCGCGGCCTCCGGGTTCGTGCCGTAGCCAAGGTAGCCGGCCGGGTTGTTCTGCGCGCCATACGCCTGCTGGCGGTAGAGCGCCGCCGTGTCGCCATAGGCCACGCGGTTGTTGCGGATGCCCGTGATGTTCGTCTGCGCCACGAGGTCGGCCACCACGTCCATGTCCGGGTTCACCGGGACCACGCCGGGGTTCACCGGCTGCGGTGCCCAGACCAGGTTGTTGTTCACGGCCGCCGCGCTGATCGCCGCGAGCGCGCGGCGGTAGCTGTTGCGGTAGAGCCGGCGGGTGAGCTTGGCCACCGCGTTCTGCTGCCAGCCGGGCACCTGGCCCGCGCCGACGCCGGTGTCGGACACGTTGTCCAGGTCCACGATCAGCGTGAGCCCACGGTTGAGCGTCTTGTCGTTCACGTCCGTGCCGGTGTATTTCACGGACTTGAAGTCCGCGCCGATCGCGCGCTGGTCGTCCACGAGTTCGGACATGAACTCCTCGGCGTTGTTCGCCGCCTTCCACTCGAAGCGGCGGCCCACCGGGACAGCCGGGGCGAAGAACTGCAGGGTCGCCTCGATGTCGTTCGGATCGCGCCAGCCGGTGGTGAAGTTCGTCAGCGGCTCGCTGTAGAAGGTTTCGAGGAACTGCGAATCGTTGGCGAAGATCGCCGCGAGACGCGGGTTCGTGTTCATGAAGCCAGAGAGGCGTTCATCGTAGCTGGTGGGGTGGAAGCTGCTGTCGTTGGCGAACAGCACCTGGCCGGCGCGATAGCCCTGACCGCGATCCAGCCCGACGATCGGCGCCTGGGCGTCAATCTCGTTGGCGAACTGCGGCAGGATGATCTTGCCGAAGCGAACCGGCTTGGCGCCGGCGGCCAAGATGGCCGATTTTACTTTGGTAGCATTTTTCATTTTATTTGGTCGTTTGATGTTTTTGTTTTTTCATTTGGATGAAACGTCACGTTGGTCAGAACGCGAGCTTGCTGGGCAGGGTGTGGCGAACCTGGATCGTGTCGCCGGCGGCGGAACTGGCGTCGGTGCCGATCACCGCGATGCCGAAGATGCCGGCGTCACCCGTGGTGGCCTTGGTCGCCTGGCCAACCGCGCCGGACTTGACGTAGTCGCCGTCCGCGATCGTGCCGTCCGTCTGGACGCGCAGCGTGCCCTTGGCCGCGCCGAGCAACTGGATGGCGATGGGCATACCTGCTTCCGCCTGGTCGTTCGACGGACCCAGCACCACGTCGTTCAGGCCGGCGATGGCGGAGTGGTCCACATCCGTGCCCTTCTTGTAGAGCAGATAACGGCTCGCGGTGGCCGCGTCGGCGATGTAGGTCTTGACGCCATGCTCGAACGTGCCCTCACCAATGTTGGCGAAGCAGGCGGAACCTGCACTCATCTTGGGCGTGTCCAGCAGAATGCCGAACATCCGCTGGATGAGCAGCGGTGCCAGATAAACCTTCCGCATGTGACTGCGGAAGAATTTCCGGTTGGCATTGCCGATGACCTGGCGACGGTGGGGTTGGCGTGCCTTTTGGATAGCTGCGACCGCCAAGGCAAACATGGCGACCACAACCGCGACGAGCGCGACGACGAGGAACAGTGTGTTCATTTTCATTTTCGTTTTTTCGTTTGTTGTTTTGGTTGTGCCCGGCCGCCCCTTGCGGGGCGGCATGGCGGTGATTATTTCTTGGCGGTCTTTTTCTGGTTGCCGTGCTCGTCCTGGTAGGCGATGGCCATGACGGCCTGCTCGCGGTTCAGCGCGCCGCCCGACTGGGAAATCTTCTGCGCGATGCGCTTCTCCAGTTTCGCGACGTTGGATTCCGGCTTCTCGACGTTCAGCTCCTGCAGGAGTTGATTCTCATCCGAGAGCAGGCCGTTTTGCTTACGCAAATCAGAGGCTTCAGCCATGACACCTTTGACGCACTCAACGATGAATGCTTCGTCGGTGTCAGGTTTCAGTTTGAACAATTTAATCAGTTCTTCTTTCATGATGTTTTCGATTTTAGTTTTTGGTGTTGGTGGCAGCGGTCGCGCTTACTTTTTCTTGCCAGGCATTTTGATGTCCACCGACTGCATCCCCTCGAACAGCGCGGGGTGCCGGCGCTGGGCCTCGGCATAGATGCGGGTGTGGTCCTTGGTGCGGTTGAGCTTCAGCTCGACGGCGATCGCGCCCATGACTTCGTTGGCGAACGTCGCGCGGGCCTTGGGATCGGAGATGTCCACCTGTTCCGTCTTGCCACCGCGCTGGAGCGTGATGGACGTGGTCTTGACCTTGGCCGCGAGCGCGCGGAGGGCGGTGCGCTCGTTGGCGAACTGCGCCTCGGTTTTCAGCCGGCGTTCCCAGTCCGCCTGCTCGGCGGCCGTGATGCGGCCGGAGCTGATGCCCAGCGCCAGCTCGTCCTTGATGCGGTCGGCGCGCTCGTTGGCAAACCGGGTGTTCGCATCCGTGAGCGCGGTGGCGTTGCCTTTGATCTTCTCCTCGATCTGCGCGATCGTGGCGGCCGGGTCGGTGATCTCCGCCTCGTTGGCGAAGGTGATGCCCACCGAGGCGGCGAGGCCGACCAGTTTTTTCTTGATGCCCGTCGTGGCGGTTTCCCACGCGGTTTTGTCGTTCGCGAAGGTCGCGACCTTGGTTTCAATCTCGCCGATGGCGGATTCCATTTCGGTGTCAGTGGGCTCGGCGGCGTTGGCAAACGTCGGCTTGAGCGAGAGCGCTGCGAACAGCGCGATCAGTTTTTTCTTCATTGTGTTTGTGGTGTTGTTTGTTTTTACGTTTGCCGGCCCCGCTTCAGCGGGTTCGGCGAGAGTGTCGTCGGCATTAAAAAAGTGGACGGGCAGGTGCGGATTGTTCGTCAGGCCGGCGCTGACGATCTTCATGGGCCGGTAGCAGGGTTTGCCGTTGACCATCCCGCAGTCCTCGGAATCGCACAGGTCGCCGCTGAACGCCTTCAGGCGTTTCGCCAGGTCGGCGCCTTCCACCAGCTCACTGCCTTCGTTGGTGAACACCGGCAGGCCGTAGAGCCCGTCGGCGCGCACTTCGAGATCGGCGAACACGCCCTTGGCTTCCTTGTCCGGATAAAACTTGCCCAGGCCGGGAACGTGCGGATGGCCGACGTAGATGTTGCAACCCTTGATGAATTTGCGGAAACCGCGCTGCTCGTTGTGGAACGTCGCCACCATCGCGTCCGCGCCCGTCTTATCAATGCGCTGGATCGCGGGCACCTTCTTCATGCCGCCCTTGCCGTCCGGCAGCAGCGCCGGCGACGGATGATCGCCGAAGGGCGCAATCATCGCCCAGCCGTCCGCGCCGATACTGATCTCGTTGCAGAAGCCGACCAGCGTGGCACTGGTGGAATCGTTTGCGAACATGACGAATTGGGTTTTCATGCTTTGGGTTTTTCCCCGGCGATGCCGTTGGCGAGGTTCGCCGACAGGATTTTGTAGATGGCGTTGGCCACGGCTGGATCGTGGTCGAGATTCTTTTTGAGCTTGCCCAGGTCGGCGAGGATCGCGGCGAGCTTTTGTTTCTGCACCTCCGCGTCGGTTATTTCCGCCACGGCGGCGAGCCGTTGGTTGATGCCGGCAAACTCGGACAGCACGGCCTCGACGACGAGCGCCTGGCTTTTTGTATCCAGATGGTTCGCGTTGGCGAACTCCGGGTTCTTGTCTGTCTTACTGGGCGGAATGAGCGGCTTGCCGTCCGGCCCGGTGCCCGGTGCCGGCGCGGCCACTTCCGCCACGTCCTCGTCGGGTTTCGGCAGCGCACGGGAATAGCGTTCCATGAGCGCCTGCAGGCCCAGCACGCCCCGGCCATCCTTGTCCTTCACGGTCGCGAGGAACTCGTCCACCGCCAGATCATCCTGGATGTTCCGGCGCGGCGTGGTGCGCAGCTTGACGTAAGCCAGGCGTTCCGCGTCCGGGCCGAACTTCCACGCGAGCGCAAACTTGGTGACCTTGCTGTCGAGCGTTTCCTCCAGCAGCTTCGCGTCGTCGGTCTCGAGGATTTCCGACTCGTCTTCCTGCAAACTCGCGCCAGTGGAGTTTTTGCCGCTGGTCGTGCCCAGGTCGCCACCGCGCCAGAGCTGCGTGATGCTCCGGTCGAAGACGGCGATGAACTTTTCAAAGCCGGCTTCGCCGCTGGCCTTGGCCTCGACGAGCGAGAGGTCGGCGTTGCGGTTGGTGACCGCGCTCCATTCCTGCGCGAAGTCCTGCACCGCCGTCACAAAATCATTCCACTCCGGCGAATCCTTCACGGCGTCCGTCTTGCCATGGATGCCCGGCATCCCGAACTTGTCGAGATACGCCAGGCCGGATTTCAGCACCAGCGACTTCATCAGATAGACGACGCTGCACGCCTCCATGATGCCGTCGCCGCACGTCACCAGCCATTCGCCCGGCATCATCTCGTTGCCGTAGATCTGAAATTCGCTGGGCAGGAAACGCAGCTTCCCGCGCGTGCCCTCAAACCACCAGATCGGGCAGAAGATGAATTTCGCCGTCAGCTCGCCGCCCTCGGTGGCATCATCGGCCGCCATCGGCTGCCAGACGATCTCGTGGACGGCGAAGTATTTACCGATCGCGTCCATCATCTGCCGGACCAGCAGCGAGAAGCCACCTTCCTCGTCCGGGTTCAGCGCGGTCGTGGCGGAGACATTCGCGTAAAAATTGTCGAGGAAATCCTTTTGCTGTTGCGCCAGGGTTTTTTGCGAATCGTCCACGTCCTCGCGGATCAGGATGTCGTAGCCGTGGCGCGCGACGCTCTTCATCCGCTTGGGCCGGCAGATCTGGAGCTGGTAGTCGCGGCGCTCCATCGTGTCCCACGCCATGCCGGCGCTGCGGAAGAAACCGAGCCGCCACTGGTCGAGCGCCGTGACGAGCCGTTCGAAGGTCAGACCCTTGATCGGATTATTACGCATCCGCACCGAGAGCGTGACGCGGCCGGGCGTGATGCTGGCGTCGGGCGCATTCTTATATTGGCCGCCCCGGTTGCGCGGCTGCCGGAAATAATCTTCCTGGTCCGGCGACCCCGAACCTCGGGTTGGCGGCTTGCCGAACTGGCTCGTGGCCGGCCGCTGATCCGCCCCGCGCGACTGCCGCGAGGAGTTGCCGAGCTTGGGGTTGGTCGGGAACTCGTTGGAGACGGCATTGGCGAACCGGCGCTGATCCTTGCCGGACAGTTTTTGGAAGGTGGCGACAACGCCGGCCAGGGCAGTTTCCAGCCCAATGGTTTTCACCCCACCCTTTTTGGCGGATTTACGCATGGCTAACCCCCTTCTTAAAGGCCATTAGCTGGCCGTTAGCTGCCCCTCTGGGCGCGGGATGCCCCCCATGGCGGGTCAACACGGCCAAAACGCCGCCTTGGCCGTCCTGGCACTCGGGAAAAATGGTGGTTGTAACGCAGTTGCTCATCCCATTAACCCTTTCGAGCGACCCAAGCCATTCCGGCCGGGTAAATTGATTTTGGTATAGGCGAATTTTCCGGTGCCGCCGCCCACACCGCAGACCTCCGCCAGCCCGCTATAGGCATCCGCCAACAGAAAATGGTTGTCACACTTGTCCACGTAGTCGCCCAGCTCGCCGGTCTTCTCTTCCTTGGCGCGCTGGCTGCCGGTCAACAGATGCTCGTCGAGGGTTTCCAGGATGCCTGGGGCGCCCGGCGCGCGGAGCGGCAGCCGCATGACCGGTTGTTGGCGGACGGTGCGCTTGCCGGCGATGCTCACTACCTCAATGACATTTTCGGACGGCGTCAGAAATTCCTTCACCACGCGGTCAATGGATTCAAACCGGTTGCAGGCGATGTAGGGGACAAACTTTTTCTGGCCGCCCTGGTCAAACTCCACCGCGCCCTGCTCGATGCCCATGCCGAGCTGCTTCTTGGAGAAGCGCACGACCGCGCATTTGAGCCCGCGCCATTCCTGCCGGCCGCCGTCCCAGGACAACTTGCCGCAGGAAAAACTGGAGTCCTTGGACTTGAAATCCACGCGCGGCCAGTTGGCCAGCGTGTCCAGGCCGTTCAGGATCAGTGCCAGGGTGCGCGCCTCGTCCACGGCCGGGTTCTCGTCAATCATCAGCGCCGAGATGCCGCGCGCCTCGCACAGCAGCCGCACGCGGGCGACCATGTCGCCGAGCGCAATCTTGTCCACCGCGACGCAACGCTTTTCCGCCGGGCTGTGGATCTCGCGGGTGTAGAGCCAGCAGCGGCCGCCGGTGTCCAGGCCGGCCACGCGGATTTTTTCCGGCGTCAGTGTGCCGAAGCTAAAGGGCGTCACGCCGCGTGAACGGTTCAGGATTTGCGGCGAGAGGCTTTGCGCCGCGCTCTTGGGCATCGCCTTGCGGTCGCAGCAGAAGGCGATCATCTCCTCGTCGTCCATCACAGCCCGCGTCCAATGGGAGACGATCTGTGCCAGGTCAATCGCCGGCGTGCCGATCTGCGCCACGCGCAGCGACCAGCGCCGCTGCTTGATGCGCTCCGGCATCCGGTAGTGGACGGCCGTCATGTGCGCGTCGAGTTCTTCGCCCGTCTCCGGGTGCGCATAATAGTATTTGCCGTCCGGCACATAGACGGCAGCCACCTCGGTGGAATTGGCGTGGCGGAAATCGCCCTCGTAAGTCAGGCGCGGATCGGACGGCGACGGCTTCGCGCCAATTTGCACGCGGCAAATCTGCGGCCAGTTTTCTTCCGGGTTGATCCAGCCGGGCGGCACGGCTGAAACCACCACGCAAGAATCATCCGCCTTGGCGGTGATGAGCTTCGCGGGAATCTTCGCGCCGACCGGGCCGATGAGCTTTACGCCCTGGCTCCCGGCCTCGAACTGTTTGTTCTGGCCCGCGCCGTGGACGCGCATCGTGCCCACCACGATCTGCAGCCGGAGCTGCGAGGCGGTCATACGGCCGGAGAGGAACTTCGCGTTCGCGCGCGGGATGTCGTCCTCCTCGTCGCGGATTACCACGTCGGCGCTGAAGGTGGTCGGAACTTTTTTCAGGCCGCGAAACATTCCCGACGCCTTGCGCTTGCCATCGGTCACAATGAACGCGCCCTTGGTGTTCACCGATTTGCCGGACTTGTTCACGGCCTTGCCGATCTGCGTCATCTGCGAGAGCCAGCCGATGTTGTCCAGGACGACCGGCCGGAACTTCATGTCCACAATGCCGTCCGCCAGGCCGTCGTCAGGCAGATAGACGCCCACGTTCAAAAAGCGCTGCGAGGTGATATAGGCCGCGAGATAGAGTTCAAGGATCGTCTTGCCAAACTGCGCGCCGCCGCAGAGCGCGAAGGTGGAATCCTTCAGCGGCTCGCCGGTGTCGCTGCCGAGAATTTCATCCAGCACCCGGCACGCCTCGAAAAGGATCTCACGGCCGAAGAAAGAAAACGGATCGAACTCGCCGGCGCGCTTGAAATCCGAAGTGGGCACCCGCGCCTGCTGCAGCAGGAAGTCGCGGAAGTGGCGGATCTCCGGGATGGACATCTTCCCCAGCGCGCCGAGCGCGCCGTCGCCGATCTCCAGGATGTCCCGTTGTTTTTTCATTTCGCGTTCCGGGCTTTCTTCAAGGCCAAAAATGCCTGGGTAAATAATTCCTCGGCCGGCGTGCCCTTGGCTTCCGCCAGGCAATACTCCAGCGCCTTCTGCTGTTCGGATTTCTTGGCCTCCACCGCCTGGGTTTCCTTCAGGGAAATTTCCCGTTCTTTGAACGCGGCCTTCGTCTGCGCGCTGATGCAGTTCAGCACCGTGTTGGTCAACTGGTCCGACAGCTTCAAAAATTCCGGGTCGGCGTTGCCCTGCGTCGAGAGCTGAAGGATCAGCACCCGGTGCAGCTTGATCAGCGTCTCCAGTTCCGGCGCGGGATTCTTCGCAAATTCCTTCTCCACTTCCCGGCACTGCCGCGCTCCCGACGTGATCTGCCCCAAAAGTTTTTTCTTCAAGCGCGCCGAACGCGCAGATTCCAAATAGACCGACAAGGTGGACGGTGCGACGGAAACGCCCTCCTCCTTCAGCCAGGCGAGGATTTCCGGCAGCGTCTTTTTGGCGTCGTCCATTTCCAGCAGCGTCACCGCATACTGGTCCAGCTTGGATTTCTTTTGTTTGGGCATGGCGCATCAGAGTTTCCGGGCTTTGTGGATTCCGGCGGTCGTCAGGGTCCAGGAGCGTTCCTCCAGGTCCACGCTGGCCGCGTCCGCATATTTTTTGGATTCAACAAACTTCAGCGCGTCCAGCACGTCGCTAATTGACGGCGCGTCCGGCCGCGACAGCGCCTGCACGCCGCGCACCAGCGCCGACTCCGGCATCGGCACGCCGTCCGCCGCGTTCAGCACGAGCAAAATGTTTTTTTCGAGTTCGGCGCGCGTGATCATTTGTGCTCCCTCCGTGAATTTTGGTCCAGCACCCGGGCGAAAGTTTCCAGCGACTGCGTGAAGGCCCGGATGGTGTCGTTGCTCGCCCGGGCGTTGGCCTCGATGACCCGTGTGAATTTTTCAAAGCTCAACTCGAACGCCTCGATCTTGCCCTCGTTGTTGCTGACCCGCTCCGCAATCGGGTTCAGCCGGTCATGCAGGTCCTTCGCCCGCTGCTCGTTCAGCCTGTTGGATTCGGCGATGGTCTTGGTGAGCGTGTCCATGGCGTCCACCACCGTGGTCAGTTCCCGCGAGGTGGCGAAATACGCAGCCACGCCCAGGATGGTTGCGATGCCCACCACCACGGCGATGGCGATGAACACCCATTGCCCGGCAAATTCGTTCGTTGCTTCAGCGAGTAACATATTTATTTGGGCGTGATAATGAGTTCACCGAAGGTCTGCGCCGAATGCGTCCGGGCATTCACGGCGCGGTTCTGGGTGACGATGGGCTTCAGGTTGCAGCCGGAGAAAAGCTCGCGCGTGAACGGACTGTCGTTCAGCGTCACGATCCACCGGCCTTTGAGGTTGCCGACTTCGCGGCGGAACGCGGTCAGTTGTTTTTCGTCCCAGCCCTTGTAGCCACCGTTGGTCGCATTCTGGTAGGGCGGGTCGATAAAATGAAACGTGTCCTTCGAGTCGTAGTTTTTGAACATGCGGTCGTAGGAAATGTTTTCCACAACGACCCCGTTCAAACGCTTGTGCGCGTCGCCGATCAGGACGGAAACCTTGGTGTGGTCAAAGCCCACGCCGCCGCCCTTCGTCTTCGCCACGCCGAAGCTGTGCATGTTGCCGCCGAAGCTCGTGCGGTTCACCAGGAGAAACCGCGCCGCGCGTTGCAGCTCGGTCAGGCCCGGCTGCTCCACGAAGTCGTGCAGGTTCTGGCGGCTGGCGAACAGCCAGTCCAGTTCGCCGAGCAGCGCCGGCAGATGGAACTGGAGATTGCGATAGAGCGCGATCAGGTTGCCGTTGATGTCATTGATGACCTCGGTCGAGGAACGCATCTTCGCAAACAGCACCGCGCCGCCGCCAAAGAACGGCTCGCAGTAGCAGACGTGCGGCGGGATCAGCGGCAAGATATGTTTCAGCATCCGGCTCTTGCTGCCCTGCCAGCGCAGGATGGGTTTGGCGCGTTGCTCGGTCACAAATTATCCTTGGGTAAAAACGCGTTGACGTAGTGGCGGACGTGGTGGTCGTCCAAACAGTTGTCCAGCAGCGCCGGCACGCCGCCCGCACGCCAGGCGCGATACAGGCCCCATGCGTCCGACCAGAGCAGCGCGGCCACCGTGGGGCCGATGACGGCCTGACCGGTGACGGATGAAATCAAGACCTCGGTGCAAACGTGCCGGTAGGGATCGGTGAACATCGGCAGATGCGGGATGCGCGCCACGATGTCCTCCTCATGCACCACGCGGAATGTCACCGGGCCGAGCGACCACTCGTAAAGCCGCTTGAACGCGCCGTTGCCGACGCGCGGCTGGCCGAAGGTATAGACCTGGACAATCGGGAATTTCTGCCGCTTCAATTCCAGCGCCGCGAGGATGGCCAGCGCGCCGCCGAGCGAATGCCCGGTGATGAAGATCGGCAGTTCAGGCAGCCCGCGCAGATGCGCCGTCAGCTCCTCGATGATGCTTTCATAGGCTGCGAGAAAACCGCAATGCACCTGGCAGTCCGATCCGTCCGCCTCCTCCACCAGCGTCTCGCGCCAGAACTGCGCGTCGGTGATGAAGTCGCGTAAATTGGCCGTGCCGCGAAACGCCACGATTCGGCAGTCCGGCAGCTCCACCACCACCACCTGCGTGTCCGTGCGGTCGCACCGCACGGTCGGCGCGTCCTGATACGCCACCGCCGACGCCGTCGCGCAGGCGCTGGCGTTGCTGATGTCAAACTTGGTGGCGAGGAGATTCATTTCAGGAAATCACTCGACGGTGAGCCAGGTCACGGTGCAGTGGATAACCATGTGGTAAGCGAGGGGTATGTTCTCAAATACGCCTTTGTCCACGGCAACGAGGATTGTTCCATTTTCGTCCTCGTCAGAGATTGTGACGCCAGTTCCCCGCACCGTTGCGCCCTCTGCCAGCCAGCTAACTTTTGTGTTCTTTTTCATCGCCTGGTGTTTTTGGCGGTTGATTACTTGGCCGGCGCCACCGCCGCCGCCGCGCCGCTGGCCGCGCCGGCCGGCGTGGTCTGCTTGATGATCTCTGCCGCCGCGTCGCCCACCGCCTTGCCGACCGCCGTGACCATCGCCACGGAGTTGGTCGTGATGGTGGAATCAATCTCACCCACCTGCGTCGTGCGGCCGCCGCCGAGCGCGTTCTGGTTGGAGTGCGAGAAGTTCAGGCTGCTGGCCTTCGGGTCGGTCAGCACAAACGTGCCGCCGCCGGCGCTGGCATCCGTCCACGACTCGTCGTAGGCGACAAACACGAGCGGGCGCGGGCTGAAAAATCCCGGCGCGTTCGTGCCGGCGGCCGTGAAGGTGATTTGGTTGAGCTGGTTGTTGGCCGCCGAGTTGTTGACGTTCGGCACGATGGCCGACCAGCCGGGCGGCAGCGCGATGCCGTGCGCGACGAGGTGGTGCGCGGTGTCGGACTTGACGTGCGCCGAGGCGCAGCCCTGGGTGAAACACCCCATGGCGAGAATGCCCGTCAGGAGTGAGACTTTGAGGAGTGTGATTTTATTTTTCATAGGATTATCGGAGGTTTACTGTTTGGTTAATGGCGGCGATGGTGCCGCCCTGGAAAGGGCCAGCCGCACGGGAACACGGAGGGCAAACCGGGAACATTCCGCACGACTGGTGAGACCGCCGGGAACCAGCGGTCTCAAATTGGCTTGCCGGGACGAAGCCCGGCGAAGTCTGGTTGAATGAAAGTTTGCCCTGCACGCCCGCAGTAAAACAAAACACCGCAGGCGATGTTCGCCCACGGTGGGGATTACTGCTTTTTTTGAAAAATAAAACGGAAGGCGAAGACCTGTCGCGCCGCAGCCGGGCGAAGGCGGA